TCCGCCGTTTCCTCCTGCATTGGCGGTATATCCTCCCGATCCGCCTCCTCCGCCATAAGAGCCGTTTCCTCCGGCTATGCTTTGACCGCCGCCGCCACCGGTTCCGCCGTTCTGCGCGGAACCGCCGGACGCGGACACCAGCGTGCCGAACGAGGACGCGCCGCCAGCCGCACCAGCCGCGCCGCCTTTGCCGATCGTGACACGATAACGCGATGCAGACAGCGCGCCCGTCCATGTCGCCATGTTGCCGCCGCCGCCTCCGTAATTCGTCCCGCCTCCGGCACCGCCGCCAAAAATGCGGATCATTGCGGAGCCTTTCAAATCATCCGGAACGTCCCAATAGCAGGATTCCCGGATGATGGCGGTCTTAGTTGTCAGCTTCGCCCGGGCGAGGAGCACCCAGCCGGAGGATTCGTAGATATAGACGAGCCGCCCGTTTGTCGCGTCGGTTTTGAGGTAGATGTCGCCGGGCTTCATGCCGGAAGACGGAGGATTGCCCGTCCCTGCCGTCACTTTCGCGAAATTGTTTCGCACCGCGCTGAACGCCTCGTCGACCGTCGGATCGCTGGACGATACGCCGAGAGCCGCCGCCGTTGCGTCTTTGAGCAGCGATGCCTTGTTCAGCGGTGTCCCGACCTGTGACGGCTCGTCGCTTCGAGATAGAATGAACAGATCATCACCGTCCGCAGACGGCACAAGCTGAATCCGTCCCGGCTTCGTCGGTACTCTGTCTTTCATACATCCACCTCCCCGGAGATGATTTCATTTGCGTGCCACCACGCGGTTTCAAGGTTGTCCCGCGCTTCGTCCATGTTGTACAAGAATTTCTCGATATTGTTTGCGCCGACATAGTTTAGCGCGTTCATGCTCGTCGGCAGTTCTGGCCGCTCCGCCAGCGTCACCAGCCCGTCGAGGGCCTTCACGGCGTTCAGGTATCGTTCCGCCTGACTGTATCGCGGGATAGCGTTCTCGGCCCACGTCGACAACGTGTAGCCCGTGACGGTGTACCCGGCGTCAATGTACCGCTGACGGATGCTTGCTACCGCGTTCTGCACCCGGTTCATGTCGGTGTAGCGGTATAAACCCTTCGCTGTCTTGTTCGCGACGTCAGCCGCCGTCCGATTGAAGATAAGATTAGTCAGCATCGAATTCCCCCGCCGCGTCTGTATAGGCGTGCAATGCGCCGTTATAGTACACGTCAATACCCGTCACGACCGCGCTGTCGTCATTCGCGAAGACGTCCGCGATTTTCAGCGTGTCCCCGATTTCGACCGCCGGATCACATCGGTTTTTGACGTGATATTTTTTCGCCCAATTTGCCATCGCGAGGAGCCAGTTTGCGACGGCCTGTCCCTGTCCGGGCGCGACACACGGGTTGGAATAACTCGCCGCCGCGTTGCCTTCGCTGTCCGGGTCTCCCGCCGTGTATGTCTCCGACGTGGAATCTTCAGTCAGTTCGCGCTCGACTGTCAGTGTAACGCCCTTGACTTCCTCGGCGACGGAAACGCCCGACCAGTCATAGAGCGCGTTGGCGGTCAGCTCTGCGTCCGGCGTCGCCTTGACTTCCAGCCGCCGGAACTGAACCACGTCGTCCCGGTCGATCCAGACCGCCGCCCGGACAGCCTGCGCGAGATAGTGCAGGACAGCCCGCTTCGTGTGGTCGTCGTCGATCTGAACGGAGACGTGTTCGTTTTCGAGGCCGTTGTAATTGACGCCCATCGTGTAGCCGTCGAGGACTTTCTCGACCGCCGCCCGGAGCGTCACCGAGGAGGACTGCGCGAGACTCCCCGGGTAAAACGACTGCGTCCCGAGCTGGTTCACCTCGTCGTAAGCCGTGACCTTCGCCGTCAGGTAGTTTTCGCCGATCTCCGCCCGGCTGATAAAATACGTCCCCATCGGGATCATCTCATCGCCGATCTTGATGGACGCGGAAACCGACTGACCGTTCCGCCAGTATTGGTAGACGTCAATCGGGTTCAGGACGTTAAACTCCTTGTCAGCGTTGTCGAACGTGAACGACAACTTCTTCGCCGGGAGCGCACCGCCGTCAAGTTCAAGCTCGTGCTGGATGCGGACGTTCCCGATGGTGCTTTTGTCGAACGATCTCGAAATGCCGAAATCGATCTCGACCAGCCGGAGGAATCGATACGGCTCATTCAACGCGGAGAAGGTGAAGTCCACCCGCTTGTACTGCGTCACCGAATGCGTCAGCCGCCAGCCGTTCCCGGTCTCGGTGCCGTCGACCAGCATTCCGGTGTAATCGTCGATCTGTACGCCGTCCGCATCATAGCAGACCGCCCGGACCTCCGGCGAGTATATCCGCGTCGGCTCGTCGAAGTGGAAAGTCCAACCAAGCGTGTGGATGGGCTTCGGTAGGATGCAGGAGATCACGACGGGTGAGGAGAACGTATAATCCGCGCCCGTCACAATATTGGGCCAGTACCCCACCTCAGCGCCGGAATCCGGGAGAATGGAGCAGGAGCCGTCCAGATTCCACCCGAACCGCTCCAATGTGGCATATTTCCGCGCGATCTGCGCCTGTCCGTTTACCGCCGCCGCCGGGGTCTCCATCTTGTTTGCGGTATTCGACGTCACCGCGATCTGATTCTTCGTGATGCTCGTCGACAGAACCTGAAACGTCAAGAAGACGTTCGGCGACCGGATATCGGGGAAAGGGTTGTAGTTCTCGCCCGTCTGTCTCATAAAACCTCGTCCGCCCCCTGTTGCTCAATGTTCAGCGTCACGCCGTACCATTGCGACACGCCATCCTTGCCATAACTGAACGCCTTGAATTCCGGCATCTCGATATAGCACAGATCGCTCCGGTCACCGTCGAACGTCGGATAGCGGACCGTCAGCGCAATATTCCGCGTGATCATTCGCTTCAACAGCGCGAGGTCGCCAGGGGACAGCCAGCCCGTCGGGATCTCCGCGCGGTTCTTGATGCCGGACACATCCATCACCGTGCGCCCGGACGCCATTTGCGCCCGGACGCCGATGATCTCCGGTTTCCACGTGAACTCTATATCGGAGAGAAGCGTCACCGTGTCGTATCCGTCCGAGATTGTGATTTTACGCATACGCCGGTTCCCCCTTCCCCTTCTGCCATGCTACACGCCGGAGCGGATCATAAAGCGCAGTCGCGGCAACGTCGCCGTCGAGCACGAGGTTGATCTCCATCGTGCCGCCGGAGGACTGCCCCGCCATGAACGAGTTGATTTGCGCGGCGGACGACCGCCCGAGGGCGGAGGATTCAAAGCCGACCTTCGCCGTTCCTGTCAGGTCTGCAAGATCGCCGCCGACCGTCCGTTCGAGGTCTCCGAATTCGGACGACCAGCCCTGCGCGAGGCCGGAAACGAGGTTGCCGCCGATCTCCGCGAATACGCGGGACGGAGAATGGATGCCGAAGAATCCCTTCACGCTATCCACAACCGAACTGCACTTTTCGCCGAGCCAGCTCGTGAAACTGCTCCACGCACCGAGAATACCGTCTTTTAATCCTTCGACGATGTTCCTGCCGATGTCGCCGAATGCCTCTTTCACGCCAGCGAACGCGCCCTTGATCGCCTGCCAGATGTCCGCAAAGAATGCGCCGATGTTACCCCACGCGGACTTGATCGATTCCGCCGCCCCGGTAAAATCACCGGAAAGAAGCGCAATCCCCGCGCGGAAAACGTCGTTGATGAAGTTCACGATGTCTGCAAACGCGTTGATGATTCCGCCCGCCGCACCGACGACGACACCGACCGCGCCCTGAAACAGGGTGGCAAGGGCACTCCCGAAGAATTCGCGGATCGGTCGCGTCGCCTCCTCGGCCTTCACCGCGAAATCCGTCAGCGTCCCGATAATGCCCGAAATTGCCCCGCCGATTTTCCCGAAGTCAACCGGGAATTGCGTTGCCAGCTCCGCGATTTTTGTGGCAAACCCCGAGAACCGCTCCGCAATAGCCCGGATGCGTTCGGCAACGGCATTCGAGAACGCGCCGAACAGTTCCGCCGCCTTCGTCGCGATGGACGAAATAGCACCCGCGGCCCCCTCGTAGTCAAATGAGCCGAGGAATGTCTGAATCGCACTCCCGAGATCTTCGATGACGCTGGACTGGATCGACATGAGCGCGCTGAATAAATTGGACGCCGCCCCGGCGATAGTCCCGATGATCCCGGAAACCTCCGCTGAATCAAATGCGCCAATGAAACTCCGTACGCCAGCCGCAATACTCTGCACTGTTTCCGCCGACACGGACGCGACCGTTCCCGCGAATTCCGCAATCGCGCCGGTGAATGTGGAGATCGCGCCGCCGCTTGCCGTCTCGAACGCATCAAATAGTCTCGTCAACGGACTTTCAACGGACGTGACGGATGCGACAACATCGTCAAACGCAGTTTTTACCAGCCCCCCGAACGACGTGACCGCGCCGCGAATGCCGTCCGCCTCGAAACCTTCGGTGATCGCGCCGAGCGCATCCGTCGCAATATGCGCCGCTTCGGTCAGCGGCCCGGACAGCTTTTCATATACGGCGTTCTGGAGGCCTTCGAGCGCGGAGTTGAGCGAATCCTTTGCGCCTTGCAGGTTTGACGTCATCGTGTCGTACTGCTTCGCCGCTTCGCCGAGACCGTCACTTGCACCGCTCAGAGCGTCAGCCCACCGCGCCTGCGTTTCAACGCCCGTCACAGTCATCTTGTTAAACGCGTTCAAGCCCTGAATCCCGAAGATCGTCTGCTTGTAGGCGTTCGCCTCCTCTTCGGAGTAACCCGCCAGTGCATCGCTCAGATTGTTCACGATGTCGTTGAAGTCAAGGGCTTTCCCGTTCTCGTATGCCGAGACACCGAGTTCCGCGAGGGCCTTTGCCGCCTGATCCGTCGGCGTGTAGATGTCCTTCATTGCCGCCGCAAGCGCAGTTCCAGCCGCACTTCCGATGACGCTTTGTTCTGCGAGACGCAGTAGCGCAACCGTCATCGATTCCGCGCTCTGACTATACGACGCCGCGCCCGCCGCGCCCGCGCTCATTGCCTCACCAAGCTGTGAAACCGAAGTATTTGCCAGCGTTGCGCCCTTCGCCATGAGGTCAGCATAATAGCCGGAATCCTTCGTTTCGTCTGCGAAGCCCTTCATCGCGCCGGAGATATAGCCTGCCGCCGATCCCATTTCCATGGAGCCAGCCGCCGCGAGGTGCAGAACGTCCTCGATCATGCCGATGGACTGTTCCGCATCAAAGCCGGACATCGCGAGGATATTCAAACCCTCCGCCGCCTGTGACGCGGAGAAGTTTGTCGAGCGGCCCATTTCTGCGGCCTTCTTTTTCAGCGCGTCGAACGTGTCTCCGGCTCCGTTTACGTTGTTCGCGATGTCGTCGGTCGTCATGCCGAGTGTCGCCGCAATCTGCGACATACCGGCCTCAAACGACATACCGGAGGCGACGGAATCCTTTGCGAAATCTACGACCGCGCCCGCCGCTTTTGTCGCTCCTGCCGCAACCACGTTTCCCAGCGCGATAGCCCCCGCGTCTATTTTTGATCCCAGCCCAGAGAACGCCGTCTGCGCCTGCTGGATGCCGTTCTCGAAATTCGCCGCGTTCAGCGAGATCGTCGCTTGTAAATCAAATATGTTGCTCATGGTGGTTTATAATCAACCCCGCTTTCTCCGCGACGTCCGCGATGATTTCTTCGGGAGGCCGCGTGTCGTGCGCGAGAAGGCCCCTATTTTGCGATTCTATGACCTCCGCCCACCTCCTCGTCATGGAGGTGCCCCCGCCGAATTTAGCCGTGTTCTCGCCGATGATACGGAGCGCATCCGTGACATACGTTTTGTATGACGTGTCGCGGATGTGCTCCCGGTACATCGGTCCGAGCGTTCGGAGGAAGGCGGAGACGGAGGTTATTCTTTGCCTTTCCCCGACGCGGCAGACGAACCAATTTCGGAGGGATTCGTCGCCGCCGAGCCAAAAAGCATCTCAGAGACGGCGGGGACGGACAACAGCTTCATCAACCTCCCGGGAATGGTCAGCGCGGTAATGATCCCGCGTTCCTCGTCCGGCGTCTTGCCGTCGTCAATCGCCATGATCTCCACGACCGCCGCCTTGTGGTTTTTCAGCATCGCTTTCGCGAGGTCGAGCATCGTGCCTCCCCCGCCCGTTTTCATCATGCCCGCGATCTCCGGGTCTGCGGCGATTTCGCCGACAGGCCCGAGGAGTTCCGCGAGTACGTCAAGGGCTTCGTCGCCCCGCGCATCCAGAATGCGTCCCATGTCATGTCCTCCTTATTTTGATCCGGTCACTGTTCCGCCGTGCCGGCCTTGATGTACAGCTCGAACGGGACGGTGTCCTGTGCGGAGATCGAAACGTGCCCGGTGAACTCAAACGCGAACTGCGCCTTTTCCTGATCCGCAGTCACGAGGGAGAAGCCGCCCGTCGAGAGCGCGTTGAGGATGTGGCAGGCCACATAGCCGCCGTTGGTCGCGCCGTTTTTGTCGGAGTAGTCGCCGACGATCCAGATGTCGCCGAAGTCGCCCGTCGTTGCCGTCGGGTCGAGGTCCGCGTCCGGGGTGATCTTGCCCGACGCAACGGTCGCCGCGCCGATGAGCCGCTTTGCCGCGTCCGCGTTGATCGTGACGAGCGTGCCGGATGCCGTCACCGTCCAGCCGGTAATCTTTTTGAGTTCTTTGGTGTTCTTCGGGCAGTTGTCGATGTCCTCGCCCATGTCCTCGAATTCGGGGACGCAGGTGACGGTCAGCCCGCCGGTGGTCGCACCGAGGATGTCCGCTTCGTCGAGCGTACCCGTCCCGGGCGTGAAATCAGTCGCGATGACGCCCGCGTTCATCGCGAGATTCTGGAAGGTATTAGTCGGAATTCTGGTGAATTTCATGTTTGTGTCCTTTCAGCCGGGATCATTCCGGCGTATTCCAGCGCACCGTGACGTTGAACACGACGCGCTTGATCATGTCATCGTTTTCGTCCCCCATGCGCAAGGCCCACGGGGAACCGCGCGTGATCCAGAAATTCCCGCCGTCGCACGGGCAGGTCACACCGCCCCGTCCGATCACGGCGGAAATCTCTTCGGTCTTCGCGTTGATCGGCACCCAGCTTGTGTCTCGATACCACAAGGAAACCGTCAGCGCGACGCCGTAATCCGAAAAAGAATCCGTCCCGAGCTGGTAGGTCAAGCGCGGATAACCCGGCGCGTCCTCCCCGTCCGGGACGGAATTTTCGTCATATGCAGGAACGCCGAAGCCGTTCCAGAAATTGAAATATGCTGCCGCTTTTGTCATGCCGTACCTCCCGCGAGTTCCCATTCCTCCGCTGTCACCTGAAGGAAGGAGAACGTCGCCTGATTCGGCGTCACAACGTCGTCGCCGTCGGACGTGATGCGGAAGATTTTTCCGTCCCGCGCCCGCTTGATAACGTCGTGATATTCCAAATGTGTGGAGACGGGCGCGGTGACCGTGTAAAGGGACGAAACCCCCGCCGCCGCGCCTGTCCTCGCTTCGATAGAGGAATCGAATGCCGCGTGCGCCTGAAATTCCGCGCCGTCCCGCCATGCGACGGTATGTCCGCCCTCGCCGTCCGGAACGCGCGTCTTCTCGATGAAGCAGAACGGCTCCATCATATCCGCGTAGAGCATCAGATTTTCCTCCATTCGTTGAGCCGGGCGGAGAAGCCGAGACGCGGGTCTTTCCACGTCGTCGGCACATCCCCGATGCTGGTCTTTTTGGTATAGGTGTACCCCGCGAAGCTCTCAGAGGTATAGGGGCCAGCGATGATGTCCGCCGCCGCGCTTGCGATGGCGTCCTTGTTCGCCGCTTCCCATGCGTTGATGTCATCCAGCAACGCGACGAAATCCGGGGGAATCGCGAGAAGCCACACGGCCCCGTCGAATTCCTCGTCCGTCATGCCGGATGCGGGGTACTGCCAAATACCGTCATTAAAGACGGACCCCACAACGCGGAAATACTGGCCCGGCTGAATGCCTGATGGCGGCTCGATCGCGCCGTCCGATATCCGGAAGTTCCCCCGGATAACTCCGCGCGTGAACCAGTTCCGGCACTCCGCGCAAAGCTCGTACATCGTCATTCAGAGCCGCCCCCTTTCGTCAGGTTTACGCCACGTAGGTGTACTTGATCGTCACGGTTCCGGAAGGCGCGGAGGCCAGCCGGACGCCGTTGCGCTCGATGGTGTAGTTCGTGATCGCGTTGTTACCGTCCTTCAGCTCCTGAACAGAGACGACATTCGCGTGAGTCGTCTTGAACAGCTTCGAGTCGGAAGCGTCCGCGGTGATCGTCTCGGCGGTCGTTACCTTGGTTTCGGTGCCGATGTAACCAACCACGACGCCCTCCGCGTACTCAACGAAGAACTGGATGCCGGACGCCACAAGGGTCTCGACCTGCATTCTCTCATGCGTCGGAATGTCGGTGGCGATGCCGATGTAGCCGAGGTCGTCCACTGTCAGATTGAACGCGCCGCCCATGTCGCCGGTCATGACGATGTAGTAGAGAATCAGATTCTGCTTCGCCGTTGCGATGAACGATCCAGCAGTTACGCGGGAGGTCAGGATCACGGTGCCGAGGCCGAGGAAGTTTTCGATGTAGTTGAAGCCGAACGCCGTCTGCATGGAGACCTGCGCGGTCTTCAGATAGTCCGCCACATCCATCGGATTGAGGAAGTAGACCGCCTCGGCGGTGTCGTCCTCGAATTTGACCTGAAGCTGACCCCACGCCGCCGCAAGAGCCGCCTGAAGACCGGTCCCGGAAATAGGCGTCTCGCCGGAGATGGTGTTGTTCAGCAGGGAGAAGAAGTCGGAGCGGACGGTCTTCTGCACGTCGCCGAGCAGAGCCGCGTCGGTCTCGCGGACAGCTTCATCATAGCCGGATTTCAGGATCGCTTCGGCGGAGGTAGCCTTGCGCCATTTGTGCAGTGTGACTTCGCCGACGGGAACCTTGGTCCGCGCGTACTGAGACAGCGGAATGATCTCGCCTTCGGGAACCGCGCCGGACTGAAGCGTGCCGGTGGTTTTGTAGGCGTACATTGTGGTCCCTTCCTGCATCGGGATCTTCCGGGTCACGCCCAGAACCTCGATCAACTTTGCGAGGGAACCGTGAGTGAAATTATAGGTGAAGTCGACTTCGCGCGCCTTCGCCATCTGAGCCTTTTTGATCAGATTGGTTTCGGCAGTGGTATAAACTTCGTTTGCCATAGATTATCCTTTCTTCGGGATCAGAACCCGAAAAGTTCATGATTGTCCGAAATCGCTTTTTGCCGCGTCGCGGTGTCTTTGATCGCCATGATCTGTTCCTTCGTCATGGTTGTGCCGCCGCTGTTCGCGGGCGGGTTCGGCGTATTCACGCCCACGGTGGAGGACTTCACGACAAGCCCCTTGAATGTACCGCCGACGAGATCGTCAAAGGCTTTCGTGTCTTTGATCTTATCGCCGTCCAGCTCCGCCGCGTCGATTTCCGCGCCGCATCCGCGCATCGCGATTTCGAGATTGTTTCCGGTAATGGATTTGCTTTCGAGGTACGCCCTGACGGCCTTTTCTTTCGCCGCCCGCGTTTCCTTCGCGGTGATCCCCTTTTTGTAGTCCTCGAACGCCTTATGTTCGTCCTCGAACTTCTGCTTGTAGTCACCGCCAGCTTTCAGCGCGTCCCGTTCCTTTGTGACGGCCTCCAGCGTTTCGGCCTTCGCTTTGTACTCTGCAAGCTCATCCTTCATCGGGTCAACGACACCGATATGCAGGGCCATGAGCTTGTTTTCGATTTCATCGGTACATGCGTCGCCGAGAATTTCACGAACATTCTTTCTCGTGAATCGTTCTGCCATTTTTCAGTCTCCTTTTCCTCGGGCGGGATTTCTTCCCCGCTTCGATCTGAAATATAAAAAGCCGACAGCGTGATCTCTCACGTTATCGGCTCATAGGCTCTGGATATTGTGTTTTCTGCTGTTCGTGCGCTTCGAACGGAACCTCCGCCCGACAGCCCTTGCACCACAGAAGGATTGACCCGCGCGGCATTGGTTCCAGCTTCACGCCATTCCTCGCGCGTGCCAGCCTTTTCCCGCACTTGGGACAGAGAACGTCTTTTTGCATACGTCCCTCCGGTACTATTATATCACATTGTGCCTTGTAATGTCAAATCGCCTGTTTTCAAACGTTTTGCATCGAATTTTTGATGATTTCTTTGTATTCGCCTGGGTGGTTTGCGACGGCATTTCTAAGATAGTGCTTCGGGCGGATGCCGCGCGATGTGCCGAGTTCCTGCGCGGCGGCATACTCAACATTCGTGCCGATAACCGTTGCGTCGGCTGTCTCCTGATGCGTGATCGAATTGCGGAGCCGCCCGGTGTCGACAGGCGCGCCGGCCTT